AAAATGATAATTAAGGTAGAAAATAATGAGTAGTGTTGATGCTATAAAAGCAGAACGAATTTGTATTATAGGTGGTGGTTCTGCTGGATATATGGCAGCGGCATATTTATTAAATCAAACTAATTTTGATGTTACTATGGTTGTTCCTAAGAAAAATAATCCAATCGGTGTTGGTGAAGCAACATTATTAGGGTTTATTGATTTTATGGGCAAGTGCGGAATGCCTTATGAAATAGAATGGATGCATGAGTGCGATGCAATCTATAAATGCGGTATTTTATATACGGATTGGAGAGAAGATGGAAAAGACGTTTGGCACCCATTTGCTCAGTTTCACGAAAATTTCTTTAAAGAATATGCAAATAAAGGATATTCATATGACTCTTTTATTAAAAAAATATTACCTCACCATAGATTACTAACAGAAGAACTCAACGTCACTGTTGCTAGAGGGTATCATTTAGACGCTAAAAAGTTTGTAGATTTTCTCGACAAAAAATTAGATGAATCTAATCTAACTAAAATCAGAAAGACTATAAGTGATGTAACCGAAGAAAATGGTTTAATAAAATCAGTAACATTCGATGATGGAACTTCAGAAGAGTACGATTTGTTTATAGACTGTACTGGATTTAATTCTCCATTCAAAGAATATGGTTCTACAGAATTTATAGATTTATCCGATTATTTTACAGGTAATGCAGCTTGTGCTTGCCCGATAAAATATTCAGAAGATGAAGAAACGAAACGCGAACAAATGATGGCAGTAACAAATCCAAAAGGAAGCGATTTGGGGTGGATATGGAATACACCAGTTTCGACTAGAATAGGAACTGGTTTGGTATATAATAGCGAATGTAACACCAGAGAAGAAGCAGAAGCAGAAATGATTAGGGTTTATGGTGAAGAAAATATTATCGGAGAGTTTAATCACATAAATTATACTCCAGGATATCATAAAAAATCATGGAGAGGTAATGTTTGTTCTATTGGTTTATCTAGTGGGTTTATTGAACCTTTAGAAAGCACTGGTATTGATATTTTCCAAGCACAGATTATGACTTTGACGGACTATATCAAAAAAGGTTTTGCCAGTGAAAACGACAGAATAAGATATAACTCAACAATTGCTAATAGGTACGAAGAAGGAACTGATTACGTTACAGGGCATTACTATCCACCTTCGATATGGAGAAGTTCTCCATTTTGGGAAAAGACAAAGAACAATAAGGTATCTGAAACATTAATGATTAGATATGAAAAATACCAAAGAGATAAAATGATGTTTGGAAATAGCATTTGCGATACGTGTATGTTTGGACACCAATCTTGGGCAACCTTGTTTGAGGGGTTTTTTCCAGACGGAATGTATTCTGGAGATAAAGAAATAACAATAAATATCAATGACGCAGAAGATGCATATGCTCATAGCAATTTAGATATATTACAGTATATTCCTAAAGAGTATGATAATTTCATTGAACTGGTTAAAGATAGATTAGGAGAAAAAAATTATGAATAAAATTACAATAGTCACTGGGGGAGCGGGATTTATCGGAAGTAGAATTATCAAAAAACTCAACGATATGACTACTTTTAATATTTTAATGGTTGATGATTTAACAGACGCCGATAAAATTAAAAATATTAAAGACCTTGTTATAGCAGATTACATAGACAAGGATGATTTTATAGATACGTTTGTCGAATTGTCTAAGTTAGGGGTGGTTGATTCTGTTTATCATTTTGGTGCGGAATCATCTACAACCGAAACAGATGGTAAATATTTGATGAAAAATAACTTCCAATATACTTGTTCAATCGCAGACATTTGTGCTAAACACGGTATTCCTTTATTATATGCTTCTAGTGCATCGGTATATGGAGATTCTGACGTGTTTGATAGCAATTATGATAATTATCAACCAAATAATATGTACGGTTTTTCTAAATTACAAGCAGATAGATATATTAGACAATTAATAACTCCTTCTAAAATAATTGGGGTTAGGTTATTTAATGTATATTCAGACGGAGAATTCGAACAACATAAAGATAAAGCTGGAATGAAATCCCCAACTGCTTGGATGAAAGACCAATTAGAAGAACACGGAGAGGTATCATTATTCGAAGGTTCGGAGAATTACAAACGTGATTTTATTCATGTAAATAATGTTGTGGATAAGTGTATAGAATTACAAAATTCAGATATTCATGGGATTTGGAATTTGGGAACTGGAAAAGCAAGGTCGTTTGTAGATATGGCAAAACTTGTCGATAAGGATATTAAAATTAAATATATTCCAATGCCAGAGAATATTAAAAAAGGTTATCAATCATATACTTGCGCAGACATGGATTCATTCCCTTTAAACAATAACAAATTGGATTTAATTAAAGAAGGACTTGACAGGGCAAGATACAATCAAGAACAAATGGAAAGGGATAAAAAAGACCGTTTAACAAACGGGGAAAACGAGGAATATGGTGTAGATAATAGACCACACAAAATGTTTAGAAGACCCGAAGATGAGAACTCTTAAAACTATTACAATAGTAGGGGGTGGTTCTTCTGGTTGGATGACCGCACTAGCACTAAAGAATAAATTAAAGGACGTCCACATAAAATTAATTGAAGACCCAACAATTGGTGCCATTGGGGTAGGAGAATCTACCACTCCACCAGTGATGAGATTCATCGAAGACCAATTAGAGTTAAACCCTAAAGATTGGATACCTCACACAAATGCTTCTTTTAAAGTCGGTACTGAGTTTGTAGGTTGGTCTGACGAAAAGTTTTATTCTACATTCCAAGTAATGTCTGATTATGCTAAGGATGTATCGAAAGAGCAATGGTTTGCTAAGAAGGTTAATTATCCAGACACACCTTTAAGCGATTTCTTTGAATCGATTTATCCATCAGTATCGATGATTCAACAAGATAAATTTGATATCGATTTAGACGCAAATGCGTGGGCAGTCCATTTTAATGCTGGTTTATTTGGTGAATATCTAAAGGGTGTTGCGATTGAAAAGGGTGTTGAGTATATTGAAGGTAGGGTAGATAGTATAAAGAACGATGGAAACATTGAGTATATTACTTTAACAAATGGCATAAGAGATACGTCCGATTTATATATTGATTGTACTGGATTTGGTTCTGTATTAAACAAGACCTTCGAAAATGAATTTCTTTCCGTTGACGAATTTCTTATCAATAATAAAGCATTGGTAGTTAGACGACCAAGAGAAGATGACGAAGAAATATCTGTATGTACGAGAGCAAATGCAGCAGATGCTGGATGGATTTGGGAAATACCAATGCGCACCGAAACGGCAATTGGGTATGTCCATAGTAGCGATTATATATCAATCGAAGACGCAAAGTCGGAATTGTTAAAATTTGCTGGTATGCCCGATGACTCAGACGTATTAGAAGTACGATTTCGTTCTGGTCGTTTTGATAAGCAATGGTTAGGAAATTGCGTTAATATTGGATTGTCTGGTGGATTTTTAGAACCATTAGAATCAACAGGGTTATGGTTCACTGTTCATAGTATAAATCTATTAATCCAGTCACTAACACATATGGATAATGTAGTAGGATATCACAATCCGACTAGAGAAGTTTTCAATAAAGAATTCGCAAAGCAATTTGATTCTGTATCGTCATTTATTCAACTACATTATATTGGTGCTCATAGAAACGACACTCCATATTGGAAGTATGTTACAGATGAGTTAGAAGGTAATGAAGATATGATTAATGGATTAATGAATGTTGTTGATAATGGGTCGCAAACGGTTATACCAGGATTCTTTGATACTTATCTTTGGTCTGGTATAACTATGGGATTAGGATTAACAACTGCTGGTCAATGGTTGGGTCGAAATTGGCAACACCCCGAAGATCAAATTCATATCGACAAACTAAATTATCAATCCGTTAAGATGAGAGAAAGTATTAGAAAAATGAAACAACATAGACATTTTTTAGATGAATTTATTCAACGTTGAGAATCTCCTGGTCTAATACGGTAATTGTCAGTTTCTTCATCTTTACTTGACGCTTCCATAATTATCGTATCATCTTCTAAACACGTCACTTGATGAGGAGTCATTGGTTGAATTGTAGTAACATCCGTTGCGTTCATTATAACGACATTTGTTGATGAATCGAGCATGTCCATAAATTCGATTTTAACGGAGCCTTGTTTGATTACCCAAGTTTCTGTTTTATTCTTATGAAAGTGCATTGACGATACGTGACCTTTTTTATAAAAATGTAATTCCTTCATACAATATTGGTCATTGCTCTCGTGGATAAGTTCGTGTCCCCAACCCTTTTTAATTCGCATTTTTAATTCTCTCAATCAATTTTGTTGTACTTTTACCCTCTAAAGTAGGAATAATAACAACTTCGTCTACTAAATCGGCACCAACGACACTATCAGCATCGTAGTCACCACCTTTCACTATTACGTCTGGTTTCAATTGCTCTATTAATTCGTATGGTGTGTCCTCAGTAAAAATAATTACTTCGTCTACTCCATCAATGCTTTGTAGTATCTCTTTTCTATCTTGCACATTAGTAATTGGTTTTCTTTTAATTCTCATAACGGATTCATCAGAATTTAAACCTATAATTAACCTATCACCAAGTTTAGATGCTTCTTTTAATAATGCTATATGACCAGAGTGAATGATATCAAAACAACCATTAGTAAATACTACTTTCTCAACAACGTCCGATAGTTTTGGAACTGACGTGCCTAATTTACCTATCACTATCCCGGCTGCTTTATTTGCCTTTCTCATTGCCGAATAAACACCTTCATGTAAGAACGATGCGAATGTAGCAATAACTGTATCTCCAGCACCTGTTACATCAAACACTTCTTTTGCGTCACTTTCTAAGTAAATTGCTTTTCCGTCTTTATCGACCCATACCATTCCTTCAGCACCAAGGGTAACAAGAATGCCTTCCATTTGTAGGTCATTAACAACACCTTTAGCAACTTCAATTGAAAATTCTCCATTTGCTTCTTCAAATTCTTTTTTATTGGGGGTTAGACAATAAGCACCATTATATTTTTCCCAGTCTTTCCCTTTTGGGTCAACTATTACTGGGCAGGAAAAATCCATCAAATATTCGAGATATTCATCGCACAAAGAACCTTTGTTATAATCAGAAACGATTATCACGTCAGGGGTTTCGGTTATTTTGTTTATTTGTGGTGCCGTTATTTTTCCAGAATCCAACCTAACTAATTGATGTTTATCAGAAATAACCCTAAGTTTAGTGATGGTTTTATTTTCATAAGAATATCTAAAATTATATTGTACACCTTTCTCGCTCAATAGGGTGCTTATAAATGTAGACTCTTTATCATACCCTACGCAAGCATATAGTGTCGTATTGGTGTTAAAAGCATTTGTGGTAATAGAAACGTTGCCTGCTCCCCCAAGTACACGAGAAATGGTAATATCATCAACTACTGGTACAGGAGCTTCTGGGGAGAGTCTATTGCTGGTTCCATTCCAATAGACGTCTAACATAACATCACCGACAACAACTATTTGCTTTTCATTCATTCACTAGATTCCATTTTATATAAATATTGGTACTTACACAAATATATATAATAAGGTTTACCCGTGGTGAAGGATGCCTTTTGAAAAAATAACCTAAATAGTAATAAATAAGAGAATTATTATGGCAAAAGTCCAATCAGCATTACAATTAAAAGAGTACGCATACAGACGTTTGGGGTATCCAAAAGTGGAAATTCAAGTGGACGATACTCAAGCATATGACCGCATTGATGATGCTATTCAACTCTTTGTAGAAAGACATTTCGATGGCGTTGAAGAAAAATATGTAACTATCACATTTACTGCCACTGATGAGGCAAATCAATACATATCATTAAATGATGACATTATCGCAGTAACAAGAATTTATGAGCCAGGACGTTATTCTTCAGAAGCAATGTCTGATGTTCGTTACAAAATTATGTTTGACCAAATGTTCGATATGACTAAAGTTAGTATGCAATACTTCGAAATGACTATGCAGAACTTGTCAATGATTTCTGACTATTTCAACCCTGATAGAACTTTTACTTTCAATAAAGCAAATAACAGATTATACTCACATTCGGGAACTATACTTGGTCCATCTTGTAAAGTTAAAGGCGTTTGTTCGGATGCTGCGATTACTGAAGAATCGTTATGTGTATCACCCGCAACTTGGACTGCATATTCAACTGAATCAATTTGTACCACAGCCGGAGAATTGTGGTACGAAGGAAGTAAAATGATGATTCGTGCGTTTGTTGGATTGTCTCCTGACGAATCAACTTCGTATGCTCTCGATGTATTTAACGATGAGTGGATTAAGAAATACACAACCGCATTGATTAAAAAACAATGGGGTTCTAATATGAAACAATTTGATGGTATGCCACTTCCAGGCGGTATAGTAGTAAACGGTCAGCAATTGTGGGACGAAGCAAATGATGAAATCATTAGACTTGAAGAACAATTCTCACTAGAATACGAAATGCCAACCAACTTTTTAGTAGGATAATAAAATGGGAATGTTTGATGATATGTCCAAATCAACAATGATTAAGGACATGGTAGAGGAAATAGTAGAAGTCATAGGATTTACTGCTAAATATCTTCCACGCAAATATAAAAATTTAGACCCAGTGTTTGGTGAAGACCCAACATCGCATTTTGATACTGTGTGGACGTTAAACATTCTTGTTGATGAATATCAAGATTATGGTGATGTGGGTGACTTTTACTCTAAATTCGGAGTAGAAGTGACTGACGAAATGAAAGTCACATTTACAAAGAAATCATTTGCCGAACAAACAGTAGCAACTGACGATGATGCACCGATTGCTGGTGACTTATTATATTTTGGTGGACTTGAAGCATTGTTTGAAGTTACATTCGTTGGTAATGATTCTTCATTCTATCCATCACCAGATGGTCCACAACACGTTTGGCAGATAAGTTTGAAACCTTGGGAATACAGTCACGAAGATATTACAGTTGCTGATGCGGAAATTGAAGCATTGGAAGCAGATATTAAATCAACATTAAATAATGAATTAGGTACTCCTGATTGGGATGTGTTAGATGACGATATTCTTAATTTTGAAGAAATGAATCCATTTGGAACAATAGGGTAAATATTATGTTAGGGAATACATTTTATCACGGTTCAACTAGAAAATTGATTTTAGCATTCGCATCGGTCTTTAATAATATACACGTTCAAAGAAAAGACGGAGCAAATGTAACAGATATTAAAGTTCCAATTGCGTATGAATCTCAAAAGAAATACCTTGCTAGATTAGTCAAGGATACCAAAAAGAACAGACAAGTTCCTAGAATGGGGTTTGTTATGAATGGTATTGAAATGGATTTAACCCGTGCTGGAAATCAAATGCACGAATACCGTTATCCACATACTGACGAGTCTAAAGCATATAAACATTTTTCACCAATTCCGTATAATTTCAATTTTACTTTAGACATTTACGTTGATTACATGGATGATGGTTTACAAATTATCGAACAGATAGTTCCTTATTTTCAACCAGATTTCAATGTTGTTATTGAAGAAGTTCCAGAATTAAATATTAAGAGAGATATTCCAATTGTTCTTGGTGCTGTTACAATGACTGACGAATTTGAAGGCAACTTCGGTGAGCACAGAATCGTTAATTGGACTCTCGATTTTGTCCTTAAAGGTCATATGTATCCACCTATTAATGACGGTAAAGTTATTAGACAAATTATTACTAATTACCACCTTCCAGACGCAGATGGCGATTTTGATTTGGTTAATTCTCCAATTATAGAACAAGTAAAAGAATCAGTAGAACCATTAACCGCATTAGAAACAGACCCATGGACGACTAAAGTCGAAGTAGGTCATCCAGACGACCCAGACGATTCAACTGATGTTGACACTATGAGTGAGGTCAACTGGCCGATAGATTAATTATTATGAGATTATATTATGACAAAGAAAACGATTGATGAAAAATTAAATGACGAATTACTTGTAGAGGCAGAAGATATCATTGCTGAGTTTGAACACCCAGAAGATGTTATTATTGAAGAAGTAGAAGTGTTGAGTTCTGGAAAAGAACGTGGACTAGCTCCAAGACAAGAAATTACTTCAAATGCCGATACGGGCGATTTGACTGCTGATTACGAATTTGCTAGAGATAACCTTTATAATTTAGTACAACGTGGAAACGAAGCACTTGAAGGAATTATAAGTTTAGCAAAAGAGATGGAACATCCAAGAGCATATGAAGTTGCTTCTGGATTGATAAAATCTGTAACGGACACAACGATGGAGTTGATGAAGATGCAGAAGGAATTACAGATTATGAAAGGGGAAAAACCCAGCGGTAACACGACCACGCATAATAATCTTTATGTTGGGTCAACCGCCGAATTACAAGCAATGCTTAAAGGCAAAGACCTAAAATAGAGAGATACCAATGGAAAAGAGATTTATTAATTTAGAAACTGATTTAGAATTACTGAAGAAGGATATGTCTGCGTGTCAAGCAAGTATTAGACAAGATATAAATCACTTGAAAGATACTAGAGCAGAATTACCTAGTTGGCTAAAGAACTCAGCAGTGGGTATTATCTTTGCTATTTTTTCTCAAACAATTGCTTCTGTATGGTGGGCATCTCAGATATCATCAGGACAAAATAATATGGCATTACAAGTAGCTGCCAATACTTCATTTATTCAGAGCTGGCCAGAGAAACACAACGAAGTTATGATAAAACTTACAGAGATAACAGTTGACAATAAAAATATGAAGAATATGCTTCACGACATTAAAAAATTACAAAACAACGACCACCCTCGTGGGTTTATTAATCCAAACGCGACATATACAGAGTAAAAAGAATTATATTATATTATGGCAAAAACGATATATCTAGGAAACCCAAACCTCAAACGTCAAAACGTAGAAATTGACTACACTGAAGAGCAGATTAAAG